CAATTCTTTGGCATAATCTGTAATTTCTTTTACTTTCTTTTCTGGTTTTGATTTTTCAAGTGCTTCTGAAAATGAATTAAACATACCCTTTGCAAAATTTACACTATCCCCAGTAGTAATATTAGCCGCAGCAAATTTTTCCAATGCAGAAGTATATACTTTCAACAATTGTTCATTTATTTCATAAGTTCTTCCCATTAACAAAGATTCAGCATTTACACGCTCGATGTCTTTTGTTAACTCTTGCATTATTTTTTGTTCAGTACTTAATTCTATAGGAATGGTAACTGCTTTTGGTGTTGTTTTGGATAATTGTTCTACTTTTTTTAAATATGTTTGCAATTGTGCAATGCTTTTTTGACTATTGTCATATTGAATTTTCAATTGCTCCTGTTCAGAACCTTTTTTATACCTGGCAACTTTAAAATTGGATGCACCTAATTTTCCTAATAATTCAGCAGAAAAATCATCTTGCATTTTTAATTGTGCAGCTATATCATCTCTTAAAGTAATAATTTGAGACTTGCTTAACGATTTTAAAACAGCCATACGTTCTTCAATGGACTTGTCTGTTTGCATTAATTGTTTTCCTCTTTCAATAGCATCATTTAATTTTTCTTGTTTATCGGCAGCATCTTTTGCATTATTGCCTAATAAAGTTAAACCCAATGCATACGCAGTCAATACACCCAATGCTATTGTACCAGCTAATAATGGATTAGATATTATTGCTATACGCAACAAATTAAAAAAAGCTAAAACTTTCCCCCCAGCCATAATAAACCATGAAAACAATTTTATAATGCCTCCAAGTGCTAAAGATACAGGACCTAAAATTGCCAATAATGCAGCAAATTTAATGATTGCATGTTGAGTTCCTATTGATAAATTATTCCACCATTGTATTAAAGATTGCAGCTTTTCAATAAATGCTCCCAAAATTGGTTCGATAACCCCCTTCATAGACATTCCAAAAGCTATCAATGCCGATTGGCCTTGACTCAACGCTGCATTATATCGAAAAGACATTGTTTTTGAAGCAACTTCAAAAGCTACATTCATATCCCCTAAAGAATCATCGACAACTTTAAATAAAATTTTATTTTCCTCTAACCTATCTCCCATTAAAGATAACACACCAGTTAAAGCACGAATATTGCCAAAAACTTTCCCCATCATATCTTCACCAAATTTATTGGTAAGATTATTTAATGTTTCAAGTGCAGATAATAATCCTTTTTCTCTAATTTCTTTACGCATCATAGCACTGGAAGTACCCATTTGTCGTAAAGCTTCTTCAGCTTTTGGTGTAGCATCCAATAATGAAACTAAAATTTGTCGCATATAAGTTGCAGTTTCTTCAACTGTAGAACCGGTTAAAGTCATAGCAGACATTGCCGCAGCAACTTGATCAAAAGAAACCCCCATTCTAGATGCTACTGGAATAACCTCACCCATTTCAGACGAAAATTGTGAAGCTTCTCCTTTACCTTCCCGAACAGCCGCAGTTAAAACATCCATAACTTTTGCTGCTGTTAATCCAGAATCTTTATAAGCATTCATTGCGGATGTTGCCAAATCAGCAACTTTTTTAGTATCCCCCAATCCTGCTGAAGCTGCTTTTGCTGATTGAACAACAATATCCATTGCTTCAGCACTTTTAAATCCAGAAGATGTTACAAAATATAAAGCATCCGCCAATTCTTTTGGTGCACGCCCTAATTTTGGGGCAATGGCTAATATTTCTTCACTCCACTGATCTACTTGAGTTTGAGATATTCCTACTAAACCAACAATCTCTTGCATAGAAGATTCAAAATCTTTTGCCATTTTAAAAGCAGCACCACCTGCCAAAGCTAATGGTGCTGTTAAATACATTGATGCAGTGCCACCAAATGATTTAAAACTATTGCTAACCGAGTTTAATTTATTTTGTACATTATTTAAAGCAACATTTGATTTTTTTTCAAAATCTAACATAGCTCTAGCAGCACTATCAATTGATGTGGTATCAACCCCTAAACTGGCAATCAATTGTCCTAAAGTCATGGCTTTTTCCTTTCCTTTTCCTGCAATTGTTTTTTTAATTCTTTCCGGTTTGCAAACGTTTTATTTTGACCCGGTTTTTTCAACATATTTAAAAAGAATTCCTTTATTTGCTCCGGGGATTGTTTTTTTGAATCCTCAATTACTTTCCGAAGTTCTTCATCCCATATTGGCATAAAATCCAATGGGGTGTATTCTTTCGGAGTTGTATTTTTCTTAGCATATAAAGCACTTACAATATTTTGAAGAAATGACATTAAAAAAGCAAATCTAAAATCTTCCCGCCAGGTACCTATTGGATCAAGTTTATCATAAGCTTCCCAATCTGCAATCTGGGATGATGACAATTTATCCAATAAGAAATCCGGGTGCAATACCTTTAATTCTCTACAGAGCCGGAATTGGAATTGTCGTCCTGCTCTGTACCGGAGTTTTTTATTAAATCCTCCTTATCTTTTGGCGTAATTTTGTTGAGATTTGATGCTTTTTCAACAATCTTTTCCAAATTTGTAATACTTATACACTCACTTAATTTTCCTGCTTCACCCGGTTTGAATAGCAATTCACCATTTTCATCACATAAAGTTGTTACAGCAAGTTTGGCACGGAAATCAGTTAAGATTTGATCATAACCTTTAATGTCTCCTTTTGCATCCCGGCGTTCTTTCATCACAGATTGTTCGAAATTATCCCGGTCACGTCCGGTCATTTCACGAACAAATACAAAATCACCATTTTCAAATTCTACTTTTTCTACCTTCAATGGCTGTTTCGTTAACAGCTTTTCTTTGTTTAAAAATCCCATAATAATTTAAATTTAATTGTTAATGAAAAATAAGTGGTGATATGTTTCAACCACCACTTTAATTTTATAATCCTGAACTTGCACCGGAATTAATCACCGGAGCACCTGAAATCTGAATTGTACAATCATTAGTTACTGCATCATCAGCAGAAACATTTACCGGCAATTCAGTAACCAACCCGGCAAATTCAATAGTTGTATTTTCAGGATCAGATAGTACAATTTCATAATGTTTAAGATCATCATCCTCAAAATCATCCCACATTTTTGTATATGTAGCCCGTGTGAAATTCATATTGAGAACAACTGTTCCGGCATTACGAAATCCCGCAATAAATTCTCTCCATCCACCAGTAGAATCAAGTGATGTTACATCAATAACATCCCTTGACATACCTGGCCCGGAAATTGTTTTTACTTCAGCAATATCTTCATATTCTGTCGTAGTGGCATTCCATCTGCGGAATCGGGTTCCAACACCCGCAAAAGCATTGCTCATTTTATTACCTCCTATTTATATTGTACGTACTTACAAACTGTGCCCTATTGTTTTCATCCCATCGTAAAAATGTTGGTGAGATGAAACAGTAAATCACACTATATAAAGTTTCATTCCATGTCTCTTGTGCCCGGCCATGTAATGAAGTCTTTATTTTTTCAATCATATCCCAACCATCCAGATAATTACTATTTCTTACCCTTATCTGAACTGATGGATATTCATATCTTTGATTATCTAAAGTTAATTGTGGCTTAAATCCAACTGAATCAAATATTGTTACACAATTATTTGGTGTTGCTGGTTCTTTGCCAATAAATAAATTTGAAGCATATACAAGCCCTAAAGCACTGTCTGCTACAAGCATATCTTTTATATCAAAACTGCAAGCATTCATTTCTTTATTTTTGCGTTTTTATGAATAATTTCAAGTATTTGATCTTTATCTGCTTTGAGAACAGATTCCATAAATTTTGGACCTGTACCTTCTTTAGAAAAATTATAATATTCAGGCATTTCATGTACCGGAGCAGCATAATTTGCTGAAAAACCAAATATGATTAATGGCATTCTGTGATTTCCAATTCTGGCTTTAGCATCTGAAATTGCCGAAGCATAATCAGTGCTTAATTCAGCAGCATCACCATCAGCATTATTAAATGCGGGTGTTGCTGATTGTGATTTGCTTGTCACAGTGAAAAAACTGGCTTTTAAATTTGCCAAATCAACAGGAATTTTAGGTTCCATATCAGCCCTCAACATTACTACAGCTTCAATCAATCCAACTAAACTGCGATCTTTAATATCCCTAATTTCTTTATTAAGATTACGAAGAACAACATCCATCCCTTTTAATCCTGTATTGGGTTTTATTGATCTTCCTTTTCCTAATATTTTTGAAGCTGCCATAATTTATTGATTATATAAAAATGCCCTTCGTACAAATTCAGTTGTTGACCCCAATAATGGAACTTTTGTAAATTCTTTAATTTTGTATGCTTTCTCAATTTCAAGAGGATTTAATCCACCTGCGCTACTTTCAGCACTATCATATAAATCATACAATTGTTCTAAAGTTCCCAAATATAAATACCCCTCATTATCTAAATCCTGTAATACAAGCACACCGGTTTGTGAAACTATAATTGCACCCATATCCGTAGTGCGTTTATCATAACCCAAAATTGTTCGATCAGCCCATCTACATTTTATTTCAATGGGATCATCAAAAGTATAACCACCCATACCATCATTTACCGGATTGCCCCAATAAACTGCATCTTGTTTACAAATTCTGGTTATGAATTGTGGTATGCTCATTATTCGAAACTTTTTATTGCTTTAATAAATGCTTTTTGTTTTGCCAATTGGGAAATAGTGCCTGTTGGATCTAAAATTATTAACATTTGTCCGTATGGAGTGAGTAATAATTTTTCTCCCCATTTACCAGTATATTTTATTTTTACATTGTCCACTTCTTCTTCGGCAGCAGTCCTAAATACCGTACTGGCAATTAAATGTGCCGTAAGCCATTTTTCCAATACTTTTAATGTTGCCTCACTTATAGATATGCCAACATAGCCATTATCAATTACCAAACTAGCTGACTCAATAAATGCATCAATGACAGCATCAGTTAAAGTGCAACCATCCATTATTTCTTTTACTTCATCAGCAGTTACTCTTATTGCCATTGCCTTAATTATTAAATTGGTTTAACATTTCAGCCCTGTTTTTATTTCTCTCTGTTTGATCTACAGTTCTTATAATTTGATTTGGATGTCTGCGATATGTTGCTAAAAATGAATCACAGTATCCAATTTTAAAACCTGCTTTTAAAACCCGGAGATTGAATTCATATTCTTCAAATGATTTAACTTTTGAAGATTCATTAAATCCCCCAATCTTTTGA